GAAAACGATGAACGATGATCCTGTATTGGACGAGTACGACGAGGCCTTTCAGGAAGGCTACAAGCTCGGTCACACGCATGGCTCGGTGGAGCTACACAAGATGCGCGACCACGCACTGTTTCTGGCTCAACAACTGTACGCAGAGCGGCAGAAGGTCAAAGACCTGCAGGAGCTGCTGGATCGCACCAGGCAGATCGCGCTCGAGCTCGACCAGAAGGCCATGCGAGGCAAGGCATGAGGGCTGAGAAAAAGAGCATCGCCAGGTCAATCTACAGTGGAGAGACTCTGGGCCAGTTCTTTCAGCGCATCCACTCTGGCGGTGGCAGGAAGCCCCTGCGCTCACTCAAAGAGCTGGCCGACGAGTTTGGCATCAAGCCGCAGAGCTTGAAGATGCACATGCAGGTCGATCCAAACGCGCCAAAGCCAAAGTACGCGACAGGCGGCACCGGCACAACACAACGCAACACCTGGTTCGACCCCGAAGAGGTTAGACGGTGGTGGAAGGCCAGATGAATGAAATGCCCCGTCTGCAAAGCCTGGGTCAACTGCATCGAATCCAGGCCAAAACCCAATTCAACTCGCTACAGGCGCTACGAGTGCGCCAACGGGCACAGGTTCACCACGCTAGAGACTGTGGCCAGGATCTTAAAGACCGACAAAAAGGCGGCACCAGCATGAGCCTGTCGAACCATCAGATCTTCATGCTCAAGCACTTCGCCATGGGCTGGCGCTTCAAGCTCGACAACAAGAAGCCGGGCAGCTGGTCGACCTACTGGTCGCTCAGACGCCGTGGGCTGGTCGATGCTGGCAGCGTGGTCACAGACCAGGGCCGCAAGGTGCTGGCCAAGGAGCTGCAGCTGCAGGCCAAGCGGGAGAGCAAATGAAGCTGCCATGGAAACCGCACAGACCCAAGCACACAGGCCCGCTGCCAGAGAGACAGACGCTCGAGCGGGCAGCCGCCAGGGAGCTGCTGACCACCTGGGAGCACACCAGGGACAAACAGCTGGTGGACAAGCACCTGGCGCGCATGAACGGGCTATACGGGCAAGGCGCGGAAGAACGGATCAGGCAGTACATGCGAGAGGTCAAGAGGAATGAACGCAGTGAGTGAACCGCAAGCATTCCAGCTGCCCAAGCAGCCCAGGATCAAGCAGCAGGAGCCGCCGCCAGATCAGCGCAAGCTCGCGGTCATACCGATAAGGGCATGTACAGACCAGCAGATGACCCTGGGCATGATGCGAACCCTGCAGCTGGTGTGCAGCTACATCAACCGATCAGGCATCACCTGGGTGAGCCAGAAGACCCTGGCCGAGAAGCTGGGGATAACTCAGCAGGCCATCAGCAAGCATCTGGTCAAGCTCACCAAGGCCGGTTACCTCGAGATCGTCAGGAAACCCAAACCAGGCGAGAGATACACCACCTGGCGCGTGGTCTTCGACCCGTCCATCAGCGCTGAGGATGCGGTGGCCATCACCAGCAGCCTGGAAGACACCAGACCACCCTACATGAAGGAGCAGCAAGCCAGAGAAGCGGAGCAACCAGACCAAGAAGGCCAGCGCAGGATCGCCCAGCTGCTGGCCAAAGCACTCAAACAACCTGTAACCAAAAAGGAGCACACCATGCCAAAGACAGGCCAGACCAGAACCGTGCAAAAGATGCACGAAGAGATCGCCAAAGCAGGCAAAAAAAGGAGCCAGAAGGCGGCTCACACACAACCTCCAGAGGTTGTACCTGGAGAAGAGCCTCACGCACAACCTTTAGGGCCTGTTTCTACAACCTCCAGAGGTTGTACAGAACGACAGAACGAGGAGGTTATATACAACCTTAATGTTCTGCACAACCAACAAGTCGAAAGATTGAAACAAGCTGGAATGACAACCGAACAGATCCGAGCAGCTGCTGACACGCTGATCCCGATCTACAAGGCCGAGGGACTGAACCCGACCGCCGACCTGCTGGCTGACAGCATCCTGCAGCTGCACCTGGACACGAACCGATGAACACCAGCAGGAGGGCCGCTAGAAGGCCGCAGGAGGCGCGAACGCAGGCATGGGCAGGCATGGGTAGCCACTCGACCTCCCAGCGCGTTGTAGGCCGTTTAAATCGGTCTGTCCTGAAAACCAAACGAACGTATGGATTTTGTACAGGCCAGGGGGTGCTGCCGGTGTACGGAAGGCAGGGGGTAGGCAGGCGTGTCGCCCAGGCAGCCGGTCTGCTGCAACGCGCCTGTCAACGCGCCCGGTATCGCGCTCGCATGACGCCCGAGTTGCGCGAGGCACCCTTGCCCCTCCCCCCTACCGCTGGCGGTGCGGGGGTTCCTCTGAATTTTTCCCCCACTTTTCCTGAATCAGGGTTTTCCCCCCTTTTTTGCAATTTGTTGCAAATCTCTGACAATCAACCAAAAGGAGTAATTGAATGGCATACGAGATGAGACCTGGACAGGGCAGCCTGTTCCGCAATGAGAAGAAGACCACGGACAAGCACCCGAATCTGAAGGGCAAGGTGATGTTGCCCAATGGCGAGGTGCGTTGGGTATCTGGCTGGACAAAGAAGACAGCGGCTGGTGACAGCTGGATCAGCTTGTCTGTTGGCGAGCTGGTGCAACAGCAAGGTGGTGGCATGGTGCTGGACAACCAGGCCAAGCAGCCTGGCACTGATGACGATATTCCGTTCTGACCATGCCGCGCCCAAAGTCACGCATCAGCGAGCAGATCCCAAGCCTGAAGAACTGGGGTGGCGTGCGCTCGATTGAGCGGCGCATGGAGCGATCCAGCACCATCGTGGCCAACCGTGAGGCGGTGGCTTACACGCTGCTGTGCATGGCCAACACGAAGCTGACAGACATCATGGAGTGGGACGAACAGGGCAATGTGACTGTGAAGCCCAGCTCCAAGATACCTGATCACGCGCTGCAGGCGATCAAGTCGATCAAGGTCAACGAGCGCAAGGACAAGGACGGCGAGATCACCAGGACGCTGGACATCGAGCTGTACGACAAGGTTGGGGTGCTGCGGCTGCTGGCCAAGGCATCCGGCCTGCTGGACAACCCTGACGGGGATGACAAGCCAAGTGTGATTGATGTCAATGTAGTGGCACCGCCACCGAGGAGTGAGCAATGAGCTTATGGGAACGAATATTGTGTGGGTTGAGGTTTCACCTGCCCGGCATGCGTCAGCGCCGTGACGGCAAGATGCAGCCCTACTGCCGACGATGTGGGAGGTTCATGTGAAAGACGAAGCATTGAGGCTGGCGTTGGAGGCGTTGAGACATTTTGAAAAAGCGGGACTCGCTACATTAAAGACGATTGATGCCATCACCGCCATCAAACAAGCCTTGGAACAATCTGTTGCCGACAGCAACACATCAAAAGAACCTGTCGCAAAAATAGAAAAAACGCAACATGAGCCGTTTGCTTGGTATGTGGATTTTGGCAATGACGATGAGCCGAATTATTTTTCCAAGACCAAGCCAGATGAGCTGAGAGCATTGGTCATACCACTTTACACCGCCCCACCCAAGCGCAAGCCGTTGACGGATGAGGAGATTTATGAATTGTGGGAGGATCATGTTGTGCCTGTATTTGGCAACCCTGTTGTTTTTGCCCGAGTCATCGAAGCCGCCCACGGCATCAAGGGGGAAGCATGAGCAGAACTAAAGAGCAAAGCAGCAAAGAGGTCAGCGCCGCTGGCCTGCGGTTCGACTTCTCTCAGTCGCCGGTCATCTATGACTTTTTCCAGAGCAACGCTTTCGTGCAAGGCATCATGGGGCCTGTCGGCTCTGGAAAGAGCTACGGGTGCGCGGCCAAGATATTCAAGAAGGCGATCCAGCAAAAGCCATCCCCGCACGACAACATCAGGTATACCCGCTGGGCGGTGGTCAGGAACAGCTACCCGATGCTGAAGACCACCACCATCAAGACCTGGCTGGATCTGTTCCCCGAGTCCACCTTCGGCCCGATGCTGTGGACGCCGCCCATCACCCACCACATCCGGCTGCCTGCCCGTGGTGACGCCGCTGGCATCGACTGCGAGGTCATCTTCCTGGCGCTGGATCAGCCAAAGGATGTCAGGAAGCTGCTCTCGCTCGAGCTCACTGGCGCGTGGGTGAACGAAGCACGCGAGCTGCCCAAGGCCGTGATCGACGGTCTGACACACCGTGTTGGCCGCTACCCGACCAAGCGAGAT